ATGGCATTTGATATTACTGGTTTATCAATCGATTCAATACAAAAAGGTCAGAAAAGAAATAAAATTGTAGAGGCACACGCCTCTGATGTTGGTAAAAAGAAAACAATAAAACATCATACTGCTTATAATATTGAAATGTCATTATATATTATGGCAAAAAACCAAGATGATGGATTACAAATAGTAGAGCAAATATTACCATACTTTGCACCAGAGTATAATGTATCAATAACACCAGTCGAAGGATTCAACCACAAACAAGATGTTTCTGTGGTATTAAATGCTGTAGCAATAGATGACCAATACGAAGGTGATTTCGTAGAGCGTAGAGTATTAATATATCAATTAGATTTTTCTATGAAGATGAAGTTTTATGGACCTACAGCAGACCAGAAAATTATTAGAGAAGTTAATATTGATTTCCATGACAAAGATGTAACAACAAAATTGTTTGAAGAAATGGATTTTACAATTGGTTCAACTGATACTGAATCAAGCTTTACGGTCACAACAAATATAACTGAAGATGGAATTGAATAGTGGAAAAGAAAGAACAGATGATGGCCAAATTGGAAAAGAATTTACCAGAAATAAAAAAAGATAGACCTATAAAAATTGATAAAGATGTAAAAGATGATTATGATTTTTCTCGTAAAACCTATAAGGATTTAATATATACCGGAACAAGGTCGATGGATGTCCTGGCCGAATTGGCTCGTGAATCAGAACACCCTAGAGCATTCGAGGTATTAGCTCAAACAATAAAGAACATAGGAGACACAACAGAAAAGTTGATGTCCTTACAAAAGCAGAAGAGAGATTTGACCCAAGAGGAAAGAGAAGAAGCAAAAACAGTGACGAATAATAATATGTTTGTGGGAAGCACAGCTGACTTACAAAGGTTATTATTAAATAAGGATAATGTAATAGATGCAGAGAGTCAAGAATAATGAGTTTGGTTACCTAGGTAATCCAAATGTCAAGCGAGATGGGGTCGAAACTTCTTTTACAAAGGAGGAGATTCTAGAGTATAAAAAGTGTATGGATGACCCATCATATTTTGCTCGTAAATATATAAAAATTATATCTCTTGATGAAGGTCTAGTTCCCTTTGATTTATATCCCTACCAAGAAAGAATGTTTAATCACTTTAACGATAATAGGTTTAGTATTGTTTTAGCTTGTAGACAAAGTGGTAAATCAATTTCATCGGTCGTATATCTTTTATGGTATGCCGTATTTTTCCCAGAAAAAACTATTGCAGTATTAGCTAATAAGGGTGCTGTTGCAAGAGAAATGTTGGCGCGTGTTACATTGGCCTTAGAAAATTTACCATTCTTTTTACAGCCAGGTTGTAAAGCATTAAACAAGGGTAGTATTGAATTTAGTAATAATTCAAAGATTATTGCATCTGCTACAAGTGGTAGTTCTATTAGGGGTTTATCCATTAATTTACTATTCCTTGATGAGTTTGCATTTGTTGAAAATGATGCACAATTTTATACATCAACATATCCTGTGGTATCTGCTGGTAAAGATACACAGATTATTATTACATCAACAGCAAATGGAATAGGTAATGTATATCACAAGTTATGGGAAGGAGCTTCACAAGGGACAAATGATTATAAACCATTTCGAGTAGATTGGTGGGATGTTCCAGGCCGTGATGAAAAGTGGAAAAAAGAAACAGTAGGTAATACATCTGAATTACAGTTTGAACAAGAGTTTGGTAATACCTTTCACGGTAGAGGTAATACTCTTATAGCTGCCAACTGTTTATTAGCTCAACAAAGTGTTGAACCAGAGTTTTATAAGGAAAATACCTTTATATACAAACAGCCAATTGATGGACATGAATATATAATGACAGTGGATGTTTCAAAGGGTAGAAATCAGGATTATAGTACATTTACCATAATCGATGTAACTGAAAATATTTTTGAGCAAGTGGCAGTATTTAGAGATAATACCATATCGCCTTTATTATTACCAGATATTGTTTATAAATATGCAAACACATATAATGAAGCCTATGTTGTTATAGAAAGTAACGACCAAGGTGCTGTAGTTTGTAATGGATTATATTACGATTTGGAATATGAAAACATGTTTGTAGAATCCACGGTAAAGGCTAATGCTTTAGGTGCAACAATGACTCGAAGAGTAAAAAGAGTTGGTTGTTCTAGTATTAAAGATTTAATTGAACAAAAGAAATTAACAATATATGATGCACAAACGATAGTCGAAATGAGTACTTTTGTGTCAAGAGGAAGTTCATACGAGGCATCAGCATCTAACCATGATGATTTAATGATGAATTTGGTTTTATTTGCTTGGTTTACCACAACAGATGTATTTCAAAATTTAACAAACATTGATATGAAGAACATGTTATATAGGGAAAGATTACAAGCAATACAAGATGATATGTTACCCTTTGGCCACATTAATAGTGAAAACTATGAAAGTATAAATAGTACAAGGGACAACGATGGTAACATCTGGTTCGAACAGGAATGGAAAGGACATAAACTATGAAATATGAAATATTAATTTTAACACACTCACAGGCTCATGTTAGAGATACTAACTCTAAAGATACTGGTGACCATATTTTATTAGCGGCCAAAGCCAAAAAAGAAGGCATTAAGGTACATGTTGTAGATTTCCCAGGATTGGATATTCAGAAAAAGGACGAAGGTCACATATTAACCTCATACGCATATGATAAAGATGGTCTTGTGATTATGCCTGACGATAAAGGCACTAAGGAATATCAAAAACCTATTATGATACACCCAGACAAAACACTTATTTTAGCAAGAGGTTTAGGTACAATAGGGTTTACAGGTAATCGTAATTGGTACGATGAGATGAAAAACTTTGAAATGTATGGATATACACTGGTAAACGATACCGAGGCTTTTGATTTATGCACAAGTAAATATTTTAGTTACCTTAAAATGGTAAAAGAAAACATTCGAACCCCTAAAACAATACCAATAACACATTCATCTGAAGTAGAAGAATGCGTAGCAAAATTAAAAACAAAGTTTCCAATCGTATTAAAATCATCCACTGGAACTCAAACTGGTGTAGGTGTTGTTATTGTAGAAAGTATGAGGTCGCTAAAGGCTTTAGTACAGATGACCTTATTATATAACAAACACTTACCACTAATCATACAAGAGTTTGTGCCTATAGATTACGATATTCGTGTTATAGTTTGCGAAGGTCAGATACTAGGTTCGATGAAAAGAGAAGTAATCACAGGCGATGGAAGAAGTAATGTTTCATTGGGTGCTGAGGCATCTAAAATAGACCTTACAGACATTGAAAAATCAGAAGCACTCCGAATAGCAAAGGCATTTGGTACCAGATTATCAGGTATTGATTTATTACCTGCAGATGACCGAGAAAAAGAAAAACCTTATTGTTTAGAGGTTAATTCAAATCCAGGCTTTAGAGGGATTGAAAAATATGTAGGTGGTATTACCACACAATTTGTTAATATATTTAAAGATAAATCAATCTGGAATCAAAATGAACCAGAATTAAACACAGAAGAGGTAATCATACGAGAACAGTGGACCTTATAGGATTTATTATATTATAAATAATACCATTGACTATTCTTATTATGATACATATTAACTAACTCAATAACAACAGAGGATAAAGCGATGGCATTTCAAGTATCACCCGGCGTCGACATTAACGAAATCGATGCATCAAATGTAGTTCCAGCAGTATCAACCAGCATTGGTGGATTTGCAGGCGCATTTAATTGGGGTCCGGTAAGCGAGGTTGTAACATTAGGTTCTGAAAATGAACTTGTTACTAAATTTGGTTCACCTGACGACAATACAGCAAAATACTTTCTAGTAGCTGCGTCATTCTTAAAGTATGGAAACGCACTGAAAGTAGTTCGTGCTTCAACCGGTAACAAAAACGCTACCGCAGATGGAAGTACAGGACAACTCATTAAAAATGAGACTGATTATGATAATAACTTCTCCACTAACTCGTTGAGCGTAGGTAATTGGGTGGCAAAATACCCAGGCGTCCTAGGAAATAGCTTAAAAGTTTCAATGGTCTCACAAGGAATCACTTCCTTTGCGGGCTGGACTTATTCAGCTAATTTCGATTCCGCACCAACAACATCTGACTATGCAGCAGGTTTAGGTAAAACATCAGCTAATGATGAATTACACATTGCAGTTATAGATGAAGATGGCGCGATTTCAGGAATTCCTGGTACAGTATTAGAAACTTTTGGTTTCTTATCACAAGCAGTAGATGCAAAAGATTCATCAGGGACTTCATTGTTCTATAAAGATGTAATCAATGCAAAATCTAAATGGATATGGTGGTTAAAACACGATACTTCATTATCTGATGCTGGTGAAACTGTAGCAGCCAACACCTCATTTACTACAAACTCAGCAGCAATCGAGAGCAGTCTCGGTGGTGGAACAGACGATAACGCTCCAACAACTGGAGAGGTATCATCTGCATACGATCTATTAGCTGATTCAGCAACAGTAGATATTAATTTACTTTTTGGTACACCTGACGCCAACGGCGCAGAAACAATTGCAGAAAAATTAATTACTATTGCTAAAACGCGTAAAGATTGTATGGCATTCGTATCACCACCTTTAGAAGATACAGTAGGTAGTGCTTCTCCAGCAGCAGATGTGAAAACATTTGTAGACGGATTAACATCTACTTCTTACGCTTCTTGTGACTCTACAGCACTATATGTATACGACAAATATAACGATGTATACAGATTTATAGGAGCTTCAGGTCATATGGCAGGATTATGTGCTAACACAGATAATGTGGCAGACTCATGGTTCTCACCAGCAGGTGTAAACAGAGGACAATTATTAGGGATAACAAAACTTGCATTTAACCCTACAAAAGCAGATAGAGACACACTTTATAAAGCAAGAGTAAATCCAATAGTATCAATGCCTGGACAAGGTACAATATTATTTGGTGACAAAACTTTATTAAAAAGACCATCTGCATTTGATAGAATCAATGTAAGAAGATTATTCATAACATTAGAGAAAGCAATTAGTACTGCTGCAGAAGCACAACTATTTGAATTCAATGATGAATTTACAAGAGCTCAATTTAGAAATTTAGTAGAGCCCTTTCTGAGAGATGTAAAAGGAAGACGAGGACTAACAGACTTTTTAGTGGTCTGCGATAACACAAACAATGACAGTCAAATAGTTGACTCAAATAGGTTTGTGGCAGATTTATTCATTAAGCCTTCTAAGTCAATCAACTTCATTACATTAAACTTTATAGCAACTAGGTCTGGGGTTGAATTCTCAGAAATAGCAGGTTCATAGGAGATAAAACATGGCAATTTTAGGAGTTGATGATTTTAAATCAAAACTAGTAGGCGGTGGCGCTCGAGCCAACATGTTCAAAGTTACTTTGAACTTCCCTGGTTACGCACAGGGTGATGTTGAACTAACATCATTTATGTGTAAAACTGCACAGATGCCTTCATCTGTTATTGCACCTATCCCGGTCTTATTCCGAGGTAGACAATTACAGATAGCAGGAGACAGAACATTTGACCCATGGTCAATAACTGTTATAAATGATGTCGGTTTTGAAGTTCGTAACTCTATGGAAAGATGGATGAACGGCATTAATAGTCATAACGCAAACACAGGACTTTCAAATCCAAGTGATTATCAGTCAGACGCAATTGTTGAACAATTGAATAAGGCTGGAGAAGTTACTAAGACATATAATTTTAGAGGAATTTTCCCTACAAATATGTCTGAGATTGAAGTCAGTTATGACTCTGAAAACACTATAGAAGAGTTCACAATGGAATTCCAGGTTCAATACTGGGAATCAGACACTACTTCGTAGGTATATAAATAGTATTAAAGGTGGGGACTTTATGTCCCCTCCGATAATATGAGGTGAAATATGGCAGAATTTTTTGGTTTTGAAATCAATAGGAAAGGGAAGGAACCTTTAAGACCTTCGTTTGTACCAAAAACCGGTGATGAAGATGGCGCGGGCGTTATCCAAGCTGGTGGTCACTTTGGTGCATTTATCGATATGGAAGGCGATAAAGCCAAGACCGATATTGATTTAATAATGAAATATAGAGATATATCCGCACAGCCGGAATGTGATGCTGCGATTGAGGATATTATTAATGAGGCGATTGTTGGTGACACTAACGAGGCCCCAGTAAATCTTATATTGGATGAATTAGAAATATCAGATAAGATAAAAGAAAGCATACAAAATGAATTTACTACAATATTAAAGCTTTTAAATTTTCACGCGAATGGGCATGAAATATTTAGGAAGTGGTATATTGATGGAAGATTACCATACCATATTATTATTGATTCAGAGAAACCAGCAGTAGGTATTAAACAACTTAATTATGTTGACCCCGCCAAATTAAAGAAGGTTAAGGAAGTCGAACATGATGTTGACCCAACAACTGGTGCAAAAGTAATTAGTAAGGTAGATGAATATTTTGTTTACCAAGATGAAAGATTAAATGTTGCAGACCAAGGGATTAAAATATACCCAGATGCAATTGCATACTGCACATCAGGTCAAATGGACCCATCGCGTAGTAGGATATTATCCTATTTACATAAGGCCTTAAAACCTGTTAATCAATTAAGAATGATGGAAGATTCTGTGGTTATATATCGTATCTCCAGAGCTCCAGAACGAAGAATATTCTATATTGATGTTGGTAACTTACCAAAGGGTAAAGCAGAAGAATACTTAAAAGGTATTATGAACCAATATAGGAATAAATTGGTTTATGATGCTAAAACAGGCGACATAAAAGATGATAGAAAACATATGTCAATGTTGGAAGATTTTTTCCTTCCTCGTAGAGAAGGCGGAAGAGGTACAGAAATAACAACATTACCGGGTGGAGAAAACCTAGGCCAAATAGATGATATTATGTATTTCCAAAAGAAATTATATAAATCATTAAATGTACCAGTTAATAGATTAGAACAAGAGGCTCAATTTACCTTAGGTAGAAGTACTGAGATATCAAGAGATGAAGTAAAGTTTAAGAAGTTTATTGATAGATTAAGAAAAAGGTTTAGTGATATATTCATGCAATTGCTTAAAACACAATTGTTATTAAAAGGTATTATCACAAACGATGATTGGCTTGGTTGGAAAGAAAAGATTGGTTTTGATTTTATAGAGGATAACTACTTCTCAGAATTAAAACAAAACGAAATGGTAAGAGAAAGGTTTGACCTCTTATCAAGTGTACAAGAACATGTAGGTAAATATCTATCACATGAGTGGGTTGCCAAAAATGTTTTAAGAATGTCCGAAGAGGATATGAAAGACATGGAAGCACAAATTGAGGCTGAGACAAAAGCCGGTGCTCATGGTAGTGAAGACGATTTGGATTTAGATATTTAGTTTCAGTGAGAAACAAAAGTTTATAAATAAATAAACAGGAACATGCAATGATTGGTTTAAAACAATACATTAATGAACAAGTAGAATTAGAAAACTTGCTTATTGAAATGTCCGAAGAGGACTTTGATTCATTATTGGAAACTCTAGACCATAAAGAGCTAGAGATTGTAGAGGGTATATTTGGTGCGATTGCAAAAGGTGTAGGTGCCGTGGCAAAAGGTGCAGGTAAATTAGCTGCAAAAGGAGCCAAAGGTGCTGGTAAATTGGCAGCAAAAGGTGCCAAAGCAGGAGCCAAAATGGCCGTGCAAAAAGGTAAAGAGAAATTTACTACTAAGGGTAAAGCAGATGCTGCTAATAAGAAAGCTGCAAAGGTAACTCAAAAGCGTAAAGACGCTGAAAGGTTAGCTAAGGCCCAAGATGTAATTAAAAAAGAGCGTGAGACTCTTAAAAAACTCAAGGACCGTGATGGTGAAGGAAGCAAGGTAGCTGCTTTAAGAGATAAAATTAAAAAAATGATGCAGAAGAAGAAACAATTAGAACCTTCTCCTGCCTAAATGAGGAAATATAATGACAGTAGAAAATATAATTAAAGCATTAAAAGATGGCGACAATATTAATGCAAGTAAAGAATTCGAAGCCACAATGGCTGATAAAATGACCAGTGCATTAGACGCAGAAAAGATAAATCTTGCTGCAATGGTCGGTAAAAAAGAAGAACAAGAATAGTTCAACAAATTATTAGGACTGAATATGAAATTAATAACAGAATATGTTGAAAACGATTTAGAAGTTATAGCAGAGCAAAAGAGAGGTGGCGAAAAGTCATACATTATCTCTGGTGTTTTCATGCAGTCAAATCAAAAGAATAGAAATGGTCGCATATACGAAAAGAGCATTATGGAAAATGCTGTAGAAAAATATGTAACCGAACAAGTTAAAACAGGGAGAGCTGTTGGAGAGTTAAATCATCCAGAAGGACCAACAGTAAACCTTGATAAAGTTTCGCACAAAATCACTGACCTTCACTGGGAAGGAAATGATATTGTGGGTAAGGCATCAATCCTTAAAACACCTATGGGAAAAATAGTCGAAGGACTACTCGAAGGTGGTGTTAAGCTTGGTGTATCAAGTCGTGGTATGGGAAGTCTTGTTAATAAGAATGGTGCAAGTTATGTGGGTAAAGATTTTATGCTTTCCACTATAGATATTGTTCAGGACCCAAGTGCTCCAAGTGCATTTGTAAATGGAGTTATGGAAGGTTGTGAATGGGTATGGGATAACGGTATTATTAGACAACAAGATATTGAAGAAATTGAGACTGAGATTAAAGAAGCAAAAATTGCAAACCTCCCTGAGGTAGAAATGAAGGCCTTTAAAAATTTCCTCTCTAAATTAAATCTAAAATCATAGAGGAGAAAACTATGTCAGACGACGCTATAAATAATGTTGCTGAAGAGTTGGAAACTGTTGAGACAGACATGTCAGAAATTGAAGCAATTTTAGACGAGGAAGTTAATGAAACTTATGGCAAAGACAAAGTCAATGCCATGAAAAAGCATGATGACGAAGAGCACAGTGAAGAGGACGACAAAGAAAAAGAAGAAAAGGTTCAAAAAGAATCTGCTCCTAAAGTTTCTGTCCCTAAAACTAAAGCTGGAGTTATTCAGGCAGCAGTTGATATGCTCAAAGCAGCAAGAAAAGAGGACGCGCAAAAGATGTTCTCAAAAATGGCTCTCGGTGATGCCGAAGACGCTTCCGTCAAATCAGCTGAAGATGGTATGAAAAAAGTACCAAACGCAGCAGACCCAAAAGCTAAAGCGAAAGTTGAAGCAATTGATTTTGACGAAGACTTAGAAAACATCATCAATGAAGAGGCTACTCTTTCTGATGGGTTCCGTGATAAAGCACAATCAATCTTCGAAGCAGTGTTAACTTCAAAATTAACACAAGAAATCGACAGATTAGAAAGCGAATACGCGCAAAATCTAGAAGAAGAAGTATCAGAAGTTCAAGAATCATTAGTAGAAAAGGTAGATTCATACCTTAACTATGTTGTTGAATCTTGGATGGAAGAAAATAAAGTTGCAGTAAGTAACGGTCTTAGGACTGAAATTGCTGAAGACTTTATGACTTCATTACAATCAGTGTTCAAAGAACACTACATCGAAGTACCAGAAGGTAAAGTGGACCTTGTTGATGAACTCAACGAATCAGTCACTGAACTTGAAGATACTTTAAATAAAACCACAGAAGATAATATCAGATTACATCAAGCTGTTCAAACATTTGAAAAGCAAGAAGTAGTAAGAGAACAATCTTCAGGGCTTGCACAAACTGACGCTGAGAAATTAGCATCACTTGTCGAAGATATTGAATTTGATAACAAAGATAACTTTGAAATGAAAGTTAAAACTGTTAAAGAATCATACTTCAAAAGTGAAGTTACCGAATCAGTTGACGAAGTTGATAGTCTATTAGGAGAGGGTACTGTTTCAGAAGAAGAAGTATCTAATTCAATGGCTAGATACACACAAGCTATAACTAACTTTAATAATTAAGGGAAACAAAAATGTTTAACGCAGACAAAAACTTAATGGAAAAATGGGGTCCTGTTCTCGATCACGAGTCAGCTCCAGGTATCCAAGACAGATATAGAAAAGCTGTAACAGCTAGACTATTAGAAAACCAAGAGGTTGCCCTACGAGAAGAGCAAGCACAAGCACAAGGAAATTTCATTTCTGAAGCTGCTGCAGCTAATAATATTTCAGGTTCAGCTCCGAATAACATCGGAACTTTTGACCCAGTATTAATCTCTTTAGTTCGTAGAGCTATGCCTAACTTAATTGCTTATGATATCGCAGGCGTTCAGCCTATGAGTGGTCCTACTGGACTTATCTTCGCAATGAAGTCAAAATATACAAGCCAATCAGGAACAGAAGCATTATTTAATGAAGCTGATACTGATTTCTCAGGAACAGGAACTCATCAAGCAGACCCAACAGGTCTTGGTGGTGTAGCTGATGCTGACTCTGACGCAACTATTGCTGATGAATCTGATACTGTATCTACTTTCGGTTCTGGTCTAACGACTGCAGCTGCAGAGAGATTAGGTGTTGGTGAATCAGGTGATGGTTCATACGGCGAAATGGCTTTTACAATCGAGAAAGCGACTGTAACTGCTAAATCAAGAGCTTTAAAAGCTGAATACACAATGGAACTTGCACAGGACCTTAAAGCTATCCACGGATTGGATGCTGAAGGCGAACTTGCAAATATCCTATCTGCTGAAATCCTTGCGGAAATCAACAGAGAAGTTGTACGTACAGTTCTTAAAACTGCTAAAATTGGTGCTTTACAAACATCTACTGCTGTAAGTGGTATTTTTGATGTTAACACTGATTCAGACGGAAGATGGATGGTTGAGAGATTCAAAGGCTTAATCATGCAGATTGAAAGAGAATGTAATGTAATCGCAAAAGAAACAAGAAGAGGAAAAGGTAACTTTATCTTATGTTCTTCAGATGTTGCTTCTGCACTTGCAGCTGCTGGAATGTTGGATTATACTCCTGCACTTGCAGCTAACTTAAACGTTGACGATACTGGTAATACTTTTGCTGGTGTATTAAATGGAAGAGTTAAAGTCTACATAGATCCTTATTCAACTGTTGACTTCGTATGTGTTGGTTACAGAGGTACTAACCCGTATGACGCTGGTCTATTCTATTGTCCTTACGTTCCTTTAACTATGGTTAAAGCCGTTGGTGAGAATGACTTCCAGCCTAGAATCGGATTCAAAACAAGGTACGGCATGGTTGCTAACCCTTACGTAGCTATTGATGGTACTGTCGGAGCAGATAGAGCTAACCAATACTTCAGAATCTTCAGAGTTGACGACATAATGGTGTAAATCATTAGTTAATTCTAATTCTTTAAAGGGGTCTATTTTAGGCCCCTTTTTTTGCGTTATAAATAATATCATGTATTCAATGATGGATACTTTACACATACACACACAGGAGAAAATATGAGTAATTCAAAATCAGGGTTCGAAATCAGAGCCGACTTATTAAACCAAGCACAAGGAATATTGGA